GCTACCCCCAACCCAACAGGTGAAACATGGACTGCCCAGAATGCGGATTGCCAAACCTACTGCCCTACGGCCCCTGTACCTCTTCGGTCTATTGCCCGGAGTGCAGGAAACTTTGGGACCGGCCGGAACCGGAACCGGAACCGAGTCCGCAACCTGGCATTCGGTGCTCTTCGGTCGAAAGGGGCCGGCAATGGCGGGAAAACAGAGTGGGGCCGTCGCGCCTTGTCGCGGATCGGGCATTTTACATTCCAAGAGAAAACTGACGAAGGGAACCAGCAATGGCTGTACTATTCATCCTTACAGTAGCAAGTGTAGTTTGTGTCTGGCTAGTCGCCAACAGCGAATCCAGCATGACAGGCCGATTCTAACCGAAGAGGAAACCGATGATTTTACGACACCCAATTGAGATTACTTCACGCCTACTGCCCGGCGTGAAGGTGGGCGACGCCTACATTTCCATCCGCTACTCTAGCCGTCCAGGTGACGACAACAGGTTTCGCTACCATTACTTCATCGACCTACCCGGCGGGGTGGAGCACGAAAACGACGATATGCAATCGGGGTGTGGGTGTGGCAATCTGTTAAACGGACTGGCCGACCTGCTGAGATTCTTGTCTGCTTGCGGGGCAGACTACGCTAGTGGCATGGGTGAAGATGGCTGGGGCGAGAATGCCGACCTATTCCCGTCTGCCGTTGGGGCATGGGCTGCGGAAAATCAGGACGAATTGTCTTCGCTGCAATGCGAACTAGAGGAAACCGAAACCATTTTGATCGAGGAATGAGAACATGGCGTATATCTATGCGGCCGATCTATGGTGCGACTCTTGCGGGGAGTCCATCCGCAAACAGATAACCGAAGAGGGAAAGGCCCCAAGCGACCCATATAAGGAATGGAGTTACGATTCCGACGAATTCCCAAAGCATGTAGGCGACAATGAAGAAAGCGACGGTCCAACAAATTGTGCGGCAGGCGAAGAGTGTCTGGAGGCCGAAACACTTCCGTCTGGCCGCAAGATCGGCAAGCAGCTTGGGGGCTTGACTCGCATAGGGGTGGAGTATCTGTATAACGCAATCGAAGAGGGCGGGGAAGTGACGGAGTTCTGGGCAGAGCATTACAGCGACTACCTTTGATCGAAACCAATCACCACACAAGAGGAATGAGAACATGGGACAATCGATAAACTTGACGCTGCGTAGGGTGAAGCGGTTCCGCGGGATGATACGTGACTTGTGGGACACAGTAGAGCGGATTAAGATGTCGCACAAGGACTACCTTGCTGACCGAAAATTGATTCAGAGCTATCGTGAGTACGAGAGTTTGCCGAACTGGGCAAAGGAACACCTCGGCGGTTACGACCTGGCCAGGTACGATATGATCTGGAAGAAGATGTCGTTCTCTTACGTCGTCTACGGGAAGCGGATTACTACCGATTCCGACGAGTGGAAAAAGGTGGCCTCCGCCGGGGATGCGTCGGAAGGGAAACACGTCTGGACCGACAGTCCGGATAGAATATGGTCTTGACATTCCACGGGTCGGCCGCCGCTTGGACGGCCAACTCGCGGACTGTTACGACTCTAGGTGTTTAATGAAAGGGTATTACGATGGCTAAGACTTGTTGGGTAGTTTGCCACAAGGACGGCGGACACCCCTGCCCGCCGATCGACCGCAATGATTCGTACTATGGCGGGAAAACTCCGGACGCCGGAATGATGGCATTCTGGACAAAGGCAGGTTGCGAAGCGGCGTGCTGCAATCAAGACTACCTGTATGGTCTCAGCACGGAACCTCGGCGATTGGAAGACGTAGTCAAGATTCGTTAGTTTGGAAATTACTTGACAAACAGCGAACCGTGAATTAGACTTGAATAGTCGAAACCAATTTTCAGAACTGGAGAAAAGAAATGATAAAATGTACGATTACTATTCCCGTAAGCAATTCCGATGGGCTGTCTTCGGACTCGCAAAACAGGGGGATCGTCAAGAGGCTTACACACGAGTTCGGAAATTGCACCGCTAGCAATCGCGTCACGGTTCACCGGCCGGGCGGAACAGCCGGTGTCGCAATGCGTCTTTTCGTATACGTCGCCCCCATGGACGTAGGCCGGCTCCGCGACGCTGTTGCGGAGATATGCCGGACGCTAGGCCTCGACTCGATTCAGTTCGAGAGGTCCTTGCCTAGCGTCGAGGATATCGACCCGGCGGAAGTGATGGAGCCGGCCAAAGATCCCATGGAAGAAGCTATGATGCGGCATAGCGACGCCGAACTTGAAAAGCTGGCCACCGAAGTGCAGGACAAGCCCCCGACCCCGGAGGTGCGTGCCGAAAACGACAAGCTAATTGATAGGCTTTTCGGCACTCAATCGACGAAGAGGCCGGCTAAAATGAGATTTTACCGCCACCCAGACGATCCGCCGACAATCGGGCAGGCCACAAAAAGGGCAGAAGAGGCGTTTCTAGCACCAGCTATACTCCCTCCGGAGACTGCCGCCGGGTCGATCTGCAAGGTTGTGCCAAATAGAGGTATCGAGTTCGGCGGAGAGTTGAGCACCGCAATGGTCGCCAGGCTAAAGAACATGGAGTTCGAGGTGCTGCTGTACAGCCAGCGGGGCGTAGTCTCGACAGTAATCAGGGCCAAGTAGGTTGCGACCCCGGACCCTGGGGCAGGCGTCCGCGGCCGGATCGAAAACCAACCAACAACAACCGGAGAGAGACCATGGGAGAAATTGAAGTCAAGTGCGACAATTGCGAGTGTATCGATGTTATCAGTGCGTTTGAGCCGTCTGCATGCACGGCGAACGGGTGGGACGAAGACCTGTATTGGTGCCCACATTGCGGAACCGAAACAACCGTAACGGAGGCGTCCTGCGATGCTGGCAACTGAGATCATCATCGAGACCGACGAACCGCGGACACTGTATCCAGAGAGTCCGCTGACAATCCACGAAGTACGCGACCAGTTCCGTCGCGACGGCAACGACCCGATTGTCTTTCTTGACGACCGGGGCACCGCAAGAGTGTCGTTTGTTCCACTGGACTGCCCCTACGCCTATCCAACCGAAGCTTTCTGTAACTAATCACAATGGAGATTACTATGGACTATTCTGACTTGAGTGACTTCGATGAACTTGACGAACCGCATGTCCCTGACAGTGCCGAGGAAATCAGAGGCTATCCGCCGGTTCCGTTTCCAGACCTGCAAGAGTTCGAGTCTACGGAATGGAAGGATACGGAAAAAAGCTGGTTCGTCGATAGCTCCGGAACGGGAGCGGACAACGAACCCGCTCTCACTATTAGCCAATTCAAGTTGAAATTGGAGGCGTATCACAAGGCCAACCCCACGCACGGGTTCGGCCTCACTGGAGTGGGGCAGTTCCAGGTGTACGTGTCTGCTTTTGCTCCGGCATAATGCAGCCATGTTGTATTGGGGTGGATTCAGTATTACTTCAACCTCACGCGGGAGAACATCATGGCTGCAACTATCGGGGACATTATTTCCTACGAAAACGGAGCGTTGTCAGAAGAGGAAACAGTAGAAATGTTTCAGAGCTTAATCGACTCTGGCTTGGCGTGGTCGCTCCAAGGTTCCTACGGTAGGAAGGCGGAGCAATTGATCGAGGCCGGCCACTGTACGCCCCGGTTCACTGCGTAGTGAAACCAATGAAAACAGAATTACGAGACGGCGAGTGGTGGATTACCGGCCAGGATCTCGAAGTCGAGTGCGGTCCCTACGATACCAAGGCCGAGGCCGAGGGCGACCGCATCGGCATGCAGCGGACTTTCAGGCTGGAGAATAAGCCCGGATTCATCACGAGCGACACGGCCAGTGGCCTGATTACCAAGAAAATCTGAGAAAATTCCGGTTTTCTTGGTACTAGACCGACTTATCGATGGTACAATAGACCCTTATCGGCAAAGGCCAGCATTCAATGACAGCACGAAACAACGAATCTCTTGGAGCGAGAGACATGGAAGTATTTCTTATCACCGAAGACGACGAGCACTTGCTCTGTAGCGTCGATGGAATCCGAGAGGGAAGAGACGAAGAGTATGCGGCAAGCATTCTCTTGGGTGCGGTCAAGGCTGCCGTTGGTGCATGGCTGGTCGATTCTGGGCAAGAATTTTCGCAAGACTTCAAGATAGTCATTAGGTAGGGAGAGACAAGTGGCATTTAACCTCGACTCGATTACGAGCGGTACTGTAATGCGTCCGCCGCGGATTATCCTTCTCGGCGTAGAAAAGATTGGCAAGAGTACCTGGGCCGCCGCGTGGCCCGGAGCTATCGGCCTGCCGGTCAAGGGCGAAGAGGGTATCGATGACATTGACGTGCCAGCGTTCCCGCCAAGTCATAGCGTCGTAGATCTCATTTCCGGGCTGTCCACGCTACGGGGTGATAACCACCAGTTCCAGACTGTGTTCCTTGACTCAGCCAGCACGTTGGAACCTCTCATTCACGCCGACGTGTGTGCGAGCAACGGAAACGTCGACAGCATCGAGAAGGTCGGCGGCGGGTACGGCAAAGGATACACGATGTCCCTGTCGCACTGGAGAATGATTACGGAGTGGCTGGATACACTGCGTACCGAACGCAACATGGCGTCCATCATCATCGGCCACGTCAAGGTGAAACGCTTTGACGACCCGGCCGGCGACTCCTACGATCAGTACCAGTTCGACATTCACGACAAGGCCGCCAACCTTCTGTATCGGTGGGCAGATGTCATTCTGTTTGCCAACACAAAGGTTGTCGTCAAGAAAGAAGACGTTGGCTTCAACAAGGAAAAGAAGCGGGGACTCGACCTCACTGGCGGCGCCCGGTTCTTGTATACGCAGAAGAACCCGGCACACCCCGGTGGAGGCCGCGGCGTATACGGGCGACTCCCTTACGAGTTGCCGCTCGATTTCAACGCGTTCATGGCCGCTATTGTGGCGGCCCAGTAGTCTCAATAGGAAAGGCTAGGCATGCCCAAGACGGAAGTAAAAGTTACGCTCGACCAGAAAGAAGTTTCAGACGCAATTATTGCGGCAGCAAGAGAGGCCGCCGGGGTGACTACTGGCGGGGCTCGCTTGGATATATACTACGACAAAGCTGCCAAGGAAGACGGGCACGTAGACTGTGCGACCGTGCATTTTCAGCAGACGAAGAAGTAGAAGAGGGCTTTATGTGGGCGTAGGTAACCACAAGGAAGAAGTGTACCCCCGGCCGAGATTCCAAAGGGCTGTGACACGGCCAGCCACGAGATGGGGGGATGCGAGGTGGAAACCGATGATGACTAACGGTGGTTCAATCCCACCCGCCTGCTCTTTTCGGAAACCATAATCACTTCACCACAAGGGAGAATCCTATGTCTACAGGCCAAGCCGGCGACCTGAGTGCTTTTTTTGCTCCGCAAGGCGGTGCTTTCGACACGAGTTCCGTTGTTCCGCTGGAAGATTTCCTGCCACTTACGCCCGGCGACTATCCGGTCCAAATTGAGGCGGCCGAGATCAAACGAACCAAGGCCGGCGATGGCAACTTCATCGAACTGAGGCTATGCGTGTTGGACGGCCCGGCGAACGGGCGTAAGCTTTGGGATAGGCTCAACATCGACAACCCCAGTGCGAAGGCCGTAGAGATCTCCATGCGGTCGCTTGCTGCCATTGGGCAGGCCACTGGGCTGGCCGTCGTGCGTGACACCCAAGAGCTTGTCGGGAAGATGTGCCTCGCTGCCGTCAAGGTCTCCGCTAAGAACGGCGACAACGAGATCCGCACCTACAAGCCTTTCGACGCCGTAGCTCCCGCGGCTCCGGCGGCTCCGGTTGCCCCGATTGCTCCCGCTCCGGCGGTCTACACTCCCGCTGCTACCGCCGCCCATCAGGCGGCCTACACTCCCGCCGCACTTGCGGCTCAGGCTCCCGCGGCTCCAGTAGCCCCTGTCGCTCCCGCCGCCCCGGCTCCCGCCGCCCCGGCTCCCGCCGCCCCGGTAGCTCCGTTCGCTCCGGCTCCCGCTGTTGGTGTCGCCCCGTGGAAGACCAACGCCGCCGTCCCGCCCGAGACGTTCTGATGCTTGCGGCGGAAGCGGGAGGCTGCACATGGACCACGACTATGCCACTGGACAGTTCCGCGGGTAGTTGTGCATGAAGTGTAACATGACAGATAAACTATCAGAGGAAAACCAGAGCATGACGAAGCAAGTATTCAGGCCGCCTACACCAGAGGAATTCGAGTCGATTGTGGTTCTCGCGTCAGACTTTGACGCGTGCAAGGTAAGGGAGGCCTCCGACAAGGCTGACCGAATCGAAGTTGAGTCGAAGCTCGCCTCCTTGATCGATGGACCGGCAGATGGCCAGCGAACGATTACTCTCCCCGGCAAGGTTAAGGTCGTCGTGAAGCGTGGCTTCACCATTTCGGCAGACTGCGACAAGATTGACGACCTGTGCAAGGAAGCCGAACTCCATCCGCCAGTCAAGTCGTCAGCGACTCGCTCTCTCGACGAAGATGGTTACGAGTGGTACAGGGTGAATAACCCAGACTTCTTCGCGAAGCTCTCGAAGTTCGTCGAGCGGAAACCGAAGAAGGTCGCCGTAACAGTCAAGAGCTAGCTGGTAACATGGCTCTTCGGTTTGGGTCAGTTAAAAACGACACTGGCGAGAGCCGAGTATCTTTCGTGTTCACGAACTCCGCCGAGAGGCTGTACTTCTATGAGGTGCATCCGCTGCTGGTAAACGAAACTCCACCAGCGGTATTGGCGGCGGAAATTAGTACCGGATGGGAGGCGCTGGATGGGTGACCTCGACAAATTTATTCCGAAAGAATCGCCGATCACCGCGGCGATATACGCTCACTACAAGGAAGTAGGTGACGCGGACCCGTACCGCGGCTACCTCGGGGCGTCGATCATCGGGCACCCGTGTGAGCGGTATCTGTGGTATCTCTTCCGGGCCTGCACTAAGGAAGATTTTCCCGGGAGAATCTACCGGCTATTCGAGACAGGTGACCTGGAAGAGATCCGAATGGTCAAGGATCTCCGCGACATCGGCTGCACGGTCCACGACGTTGACCCGCGGACAGGCAAGCAGATCGAGATATCCGACCTTGGCGGCCACTTTAGCGGACACCTAGACGCCGCCTTGATTGGTCTTATTGGTGCCGAGAAGACATGGCACGTAGGCGAATTTAAGACACACAATGCAAAGTCGTTCGCGAAGCTCAAGAAGGCGAAAGTCAAAGCGTCTAAGCCGGTCCACTATGCGCAAATGCAGATCTACATGCACAAGACTGGCATGAAGAGGGCATTGTATTTGGCGAAGAACAAGGACACCGACGAAATCTACACAGAGCGTATCGAGTACGACAAAGAGTTCGCGCTTGGCCTGCTAGCCAAGGCAAAGAGGATAATCACCTCGAACTCTGCGCCCGAGAGAATCACTGAGAACATCGACTGGTGGGAGTGTAAATTCTGTTCGGCCCACTCGCTGTGCTGGGGAATCGGAGACGTAGCCCTCCCGGTCCCGGCCATCAACTGCCGGCAGTGCTGCCACTCGACTCCGACTTGTGCCGGCCACGCCAGATGGGAGTGTGCAAAGCACGCACGCGGCCTGTCGATCGAAGACCAACAGAAAACGTGCGACGATCATCTTGTCCTGCCGGGCCTGCTGAGCTTCGCGGAGCCGACCGACTACGGAAAGGACCCGGCAGGAAATGACTACATTGAATTCACAAATGTCGACGGAAGTAAGTGGATGCACGGCGGAATCGGTTACGCGTCCACCGAACTTCACACTCTTCCCGTTTCAGCCCTCACTAATAAGTTCCTCGGATCAGCAAAGGGACTTTTTGGCGCTGAAGCTACAAGCCACTGCGCCGATGACATTATTTCCCGGTATCCCGAGGAGGATTCTCGAACTTGCTGGACTGGTGAGGCCAGCGGACTAGCGGAAGCGTGGAGCCTCAGGTATCACGACGACATTAGCAAGCTCGCTCCGATAGCAAGGTGCGACGGGTTCGGGTATCAGGCCGTGGAGTTCGAGTTCGGAGAAGTGGGCCGCGTGGCCATTGTGCGAAGCGACAGGAAGGCCGAGATTAGGGAGGGCGTGGAATGACGTTCACGCTGCGCCCATACCAAGTCGCGTGCGAAGAAGCGCTTCATGCGCACATTTGCACGAAGGACACGAACCCGTGCGTCGTGCTGCCGACCGGGGCCGGGAAGAGCGTGTCGATGGCCAGTATCATCAAGAAGTGGCACGTAGACTCTCCGCATGTTCGCGGTTGCATCCTGGCGCATCGGAAAGAACTGGTCCAGCAGAATGCCGAAAAGCTCAATGCTCTTTACCCGGAAGGGAATGTCGGGGTATTCTCTGCTGGACTCGGGAAACGTGATTACGATTCGCCTCTACTTTTCGCATCGATTGACAGCATCTTTAAGCGATCTGGTGAATTCGCTCCATTCGATTTCGTGTTCGTTGACGAAGCGCATCGGATACCTCCCTCCGGAGTAGGAAAGTACCGGACGTTTATAGAGGGCTGCCGCAAGTTCAACCAACACCTCCGCGTTGTTGGCTGGACGGCCACTCCGTTCCGCATGGGCTGCGGGCCGATATGCCACAAGGACCATATTCTCAATGAGGTGTGCTACGAAGCTGGCGTCAAGGATCTCATAGGGCAGGGATTCCTGTCGAGGTTGCGGTCCAAGGCGAGTGTGGCCACGCCGGAGTTAAAGGACGTGAAGAGAAACTCCGGCGGCGACTATATAGTCAAGTCACTGGCCGCGGCAACGAACAAGAAGGACCTGGTTAAAGAGGCGGTCAAAGAAGCTGTCGGCATTATGCGTGCGGAGGGTCGCAAGTCTATGATTTTCTTTTGCGTAGATGTAGAACATTGCTTGCGTGTTTCCGATGAACTCAGGGCGTGGGGAATAGTGGCCCCGCCGGTTACCGGGAAGACTCCGCGCAAAGAGCGCGACATGATAATCCACGACTTCAAGGGGAAGCTGCTGAGGCATGTGTGTTGCGTAAATGTTCTCACCGAAGGCTTCGATGCCCCGCACGTCGACTGCATCGTTTTACTCCGCCCCACCCTCTCTGCCGGACTATTCTCGCAGATGGTTGGGCGTGGCCTTCGGATTAACCCCGGAAAGGAAGACTGCCTTGTCCTCGACTTCGCAGGATGTATCGACGAACACGGTCCCATCGACTTACTTGGTTCAGGACTCAAGACTGTCATGGCAACCTGCAATGAGTGTCGCGAGTCCTTTAGTCGATCAATACGTCGTTGCCCGGCTTGCGGCTGGGAGATCCCAAAACAAGAAGTCGAGAGACTCGAAGCGGTAGAGAAAGAACGCCGAATGCACGGCGACAAGGCATCGAAGCGGTCGATCATCTCGATGCCGGAGGCTCATGCCGTCGACTCCGTTACGGTGTCCAGGCACAAGAAGCCTGGGTCGCCGGACTCTTTGAAGGTTCAGTACAGATGCGGGCTGTCGGTGTTCAGGGAGTGGGTATGCCTCGATCACGAAGGGTACGCCGGCCGCAATGCGAAGCAATGGTGGGTTAAGCGGTCACTAGGTACGTCGAAGGCCGGGGCGGCTACTGTGAACTCCGCACTGGAGGATATGTTTCTCTCGCAGTCATTGCTGGACTGGACGAAGACAATCACGGTGCGCAAGAACGGAAAGTATTTTGAGATCGTTGGCTACAATCAGCCAGTGCAGGGTGACGAATGACAAAAGAGCAAAAACGAATCTTCTTTCAATTTGGGTTTGATAGGCTGCTTTGCCCGAAGTGGATAACCTACAACAGCGAGTGCTTTATGCGCTGCTGCAACGGAAGTGAGCATGGAACAGCTCTTGACCTTGGGGTTGTCGCGGAAACATGCCCTCGTAGACTTACCGCGATGGAGAAGGCCCTCGGCTTGTGGGGTGAGATGAATGAATAGCTTATACGAATACGCGTTGAAGTACGCCGACCTCGGCTGGCCAGTGTTCCCGCTGGCCCCCGGGAAGAAGACTCCGATCACGAAGAGCGGAGTAAAGGACGCCACCGTAGACAAGCTGGTGTTATCGTCGTGGTGGGAGAAGTGGCCCGACGCCAATATCGGCCTGGCATGTGGCAAGGGAAGCGGCGTGTGGGTAGTCGACATTGACATCAACGAAGCGAAGGGCATCAATGGATTTACTTCGCTGCGGGAGGCCGGCTGCACTAACCAGGCAACAGTCAGTCAATATACGCCGCGGGGCGGGCTCCACTTGCTCTTCACAGCCACAGACCCGCCGCGGAACAAGAACTCGTTTCTTCCTGGCGTTGATATCCGCGGCGAAGGGTACTACATTGTCTTGGCGCCATCGCATCTCGACCCATACGACGGCTGCCCGGCCGGTGGTGAGTATTACTGGGCACAGGACCTTGACCCGTGGCGACCTGGGCTGTACCCGGCGCAGTATCCGGACTGTATGCGCCCGAAGGAGATAGTCAAGTTTAATGGCACCCCCCTCGTATACAACGAGACCCTGGCGGCCCCGCGGCAGGACACGCAGCGACGAATTAGCCTCTACCTCGCGACTGTCGACCCGGCAGTCCAGGGGTTGGACGGGCACGGCAAGCTGTTTTGGGCCGCGCAGTGCATGGTGAGTGGGTGTAGGCTGTCGGACGAAGCGGCGTTCTCGATCCTTGCGAGCGAGTACAATCCGCGGTGCAGCCCGCCGTGGAATCTAGGGGACCCCTCCGAACTAAAGGACTTCCGCCGCAAGATTACCGAGGCCCGGAAGAACCCTCCGCAGAGCAAGCGAATCGGGTGGATTATTGACGACGACACATACGGCGACGCGAATATCACATGCACTGTTGACCTCGAATCGATAATGTCGGCCGTGCGGGAGAAGGAAGAGTCGGCCCTGCCACCAGTCGACGAAGCTGAAGAGAAGCGCGAGCTTGAATTTCTTACGAGGCCTACCGGCTTGCTCGGGGAACTGTGTTCGTGGATTAACGCAGGGGCCATCCGCCCGCAGCCGCTACTCACGCTGGCGTGCGCCCTGACGTGGCTTGGCGCCCTATACGGAAGGAAGATAGAGGACGAACGTGGAGGAAGGACGAACATTTACTGCATGGGAATTGCGCGGTCGTCTTCCGGGAAGGACCACGCGCCGAGACAGATCCGGAGACTGGCACTTGAGATGGGCGGCCTCGGCCTAATCGGCGGCAACGACATAGCATCGGACACGGCCATAGAAGAGAGGATGTCAAAGGCGCCATCAACGCTGTTTCTCTTGGACGAAATCGGACACCTACTTGCCAGTATAAATTCCGGTCAAGACAAAAACAAGATGAACATCGTGTCGGTTTTAATGCGCCTGTATTCGTGCGCCTCCGACGTGTATCTCGGCAAGGAATACGCGGATGTGGAGAAGCAAAGGATAATCGTCGAGCCGTGCTGCTGCCTGTACGGAACATCTACACCAGAGAGATTCACTGACGGTGTCACGCCAGGCGAAGTGAGGGACGGTTGGCTTGGCCGGTGCCTGGTGTTTAGGACCAAGGAATTCCCTCAGAAAACTGACGCAGAAAAACTACTGGTCCCGCAGCAATTGATAGATAAGTGCGGAGCGTGGTTGGATGTCGGGAGAAAAGAAACAGATGGGTCTTCTGTGTCGCAATATCTTGTCGCGCAAGGCAACAATCGGTACTCGCAGAATGTCGATCCGCTGGAGACGATTACGGTAAAGACCACCAGCGATGCGAAGAGTGAATTCAATAAGTTGAGCGCGCGCGCAGAGTCATTGGATTCTGGCGATTCATCATCTACTATTTGGCTAAAGGCAGAAGAGAACGCCCGCAGAGTGGCACTGATACTGGCGGCCAGCGATTGCCCGGACTCCCCTGTGATAGACGAGCGCATAGCCGACTACGCATGCAGGCTAATCAGGTATCTAGTAAAAGACTTTTGCAACGCTATTATCCCGGAGATCGTAGAAAACAGGATGCAATACGAGAAGCGCAGGATTCTAGCCGCTATCGAATTCGGCAAGAAGAATGGCGCCTCCAAGAGAGACGTTACGAGGAAATCGCAGTGGACTAATATGTCAAACAGGGACGCCATGATTAGGGATCTGCTTGAGGCCGGTGAGGTAGCCGCCGAAAAGGAAGGGAAAACAATTCGCTTCTGGGCTTCTGAATGGTTTCTGAAGCGGGAGGCGGCAAGCAAGTGACGGACGTAGAAAGTGTGACTATCGTTCTTCCGTTACCGGCCAAGGTCTTGCAACCTAACTGCACGATCGGTACTTATGGCGGGCGGATGATGAAAGCAAGTGCTATCAAGCGATACCGGCGGCTGGCCATGGAGGCCTTGGAGGCAGAGTGTATCGACACTGCCCCATGGCCGAAGGTGATCGTCGAAGCGAAGTTCTTCTTCGCCACGAAGCGCAGGCGGGACCAGGACAACGCAATGGGGTCGCTGAAAGCAGCGTATGATGGCATCGTTGATTCTGGGCTGGTCGTCGATGACGACTACGAACACATGAAGAGAACGTATGTTGATTTCGAGATTGACAAAAAACATCCAAGGGTCGAACTGACTATCGTAAGAGGGAAAGCATGATTACGTTAAAGCAAGAGATGGCAGTACGGTCGATCATTGGCAACCCGTTTAGTCTCGCCACCGACAGGGATATCGCCAAGAGTACCGGCGTGTCGCACTGGCAGGTATTGTACCAGCGCCGGCTCCTGCGGGATATCGGCGAAATTCCCAGCGACAAGGCCCTCAAAATAAGGGATCTCATACTGGCCGGGATGCCGCTTGGTGCAATTGTGACCTCCGCGAAAGCTACGCACAAAGAGGTGAAAGTGGTCCGGAGATTCTACTACCTGAAGAGACGAGAATCTGGCGGACACAGTTCGATGATGTGCCCGACATGCGGTGCGGTTATGTCAAGCAAGGCGGCCCCGGATGTCATTCCGCCTAAAAGCCAGCATCTCGCGTCGTCCGAGCTAGCGTGCATCCCCGAAAGCGAAGCGCTCGCGCTGTACCGTGTCGTGCTTGACATTCACCAACTGAACGGCGCGCACATAATAAGCAGCCCGCTGTTCTATCACCTCGCAGAGAAGGCCAAGAAAATACTCGATTCAATCAACAAGCTTCAACGGAGCCCCGGCTAATGACAAAGAAGAGAACGAGTCCTGCCGACCTTGTCAGCAAGTCCACGGCCTACTCGAAAAACAAGACGTGGTTCAGCACCCTTAGCGCGCCGAACAAGAGATATGTCAAGTCCGTAGCCGACGCTATTGTGGCCACGCCTGCGGCGTCGGTTACCATCGTGGCCAGAAAGCTCAAGGAAGAGCTAGGGGCCGACGCATCGGAACAAACTATTGTCAGAGCACTGAAAGGCCTAATGTAATGTCGAGGACGAAACCAGAGAACTTAGTCGACACCGCCACTAGCGAAACGCACATGCTGCAAGTAGCTAAGTCGAGGCGGTCCGAGACCAGTTGGCGTAAGAGGCATAAGGATGCCGTTGCTATCGCCTGCGAACTCGAAGCGCAGCTTGAAGTTGCCATTGGCTTGAATGGCGATAAGCCATTCAAGGCGGAACAGAAATTCAATCGAATGTGCAAAGGGAATTCGCCGGGCGTCGCCGTAGTGGTGCCGGCCACGGACTGGCACGTCGAAGAACGCATCTACAAGGATGCCACCAGCGGGAAGAACGAATTCACTCTGGCGATCGCCGAGAAAAGGATCAAGAGGTTCTACTCGAAGGTCCTGGAGTTGATTGAGTGGCAGAATGCGTTGGCCCCGGTCAAAGAGATCTGGCACCCGCTTTTGGGCGACCTGCTCACTGGGCACATCCACGAAGACCTCGTCGAAACTAATGAGTTGAGTCCAACGGAGGCATGCGTCTTCCTCCAGGACATGATCTGCGAAGGGATCGACCTGTGGCTTCGGGAAACGAAGCTCCCTATCTTCATCCCAACGTGCGTCGGGAACCACGGGCGCACCACGACGAAGAAGCGCATTAAAACGTCATGCCGCAACAGTTACGAGTGGTTACTATACACGACGATGGCCCGTCATTACGCGAACAACAAGCGCGTTGCGTGGGATGTCGGCACCGGCTACCATAACACGCAGGAAATTGTGGGTCGCAAGGTGCGGTTCCACCACGGCGATGGCCTGCGATACCAGGGCGGCGTCGGCGGAATAACGATCCCAGTCAACAAGTCAATAGCTATGTGGGATAAGGTGGATACATGCGACTTCGATATCTTTGGTCACTGGCACACGTTCTTGCCTCATTACCCAAAGTGGGTCTCGTGCGGCTCATTGATGGGCTACTCGGAGTATTCTGTCGAGATTAAGGCCGAGTTCCAGCACCCAACCCAGACGTTCATTGTTCTGGACCGAGAGTATGGAATGACCCAGGCGACGCCGATCTTCTTAGAGAAACCGAAACGGAGAAAGTAGACTCTGATCCCTACGAGCCACCTCCGTATGGAATTCCTTACTTCATAATAAAAGAAAGAACAACTATGCGAACATTCGACACGGGCGCAACCAGAGACGGCGAAGACGGTAAGCTTGACTACGAAGGATTCCTGTCTCCGCTTACCATAAAGCGGTACGCGCAATACATGCACGCGCACCGCAAGCAGTCGGACGGCAAGATGCGCGATAGCGACAACTGGCAGAAGGGTATTCCGCTAGTTGCTTACATGAAGTCTCTAATCCGACACGTCTTCGACCTGTGGTTTCTGCACAGAGGCATGAGTGTTAGCGACAACAGGGATGGCCATGGCGTATCGAAGGAAGAGACGCTTTGCGCCGTCATCTTTAATGCCTCCGGCTACCTGCACGAGTTGCTCAAGGATAAGCGCGTGGCCGAGAGCGCACGGGCGTCCGCCCCGCCTTTAGCGGAGGTGGCGACCCCCGACTACAGCGAAGTATGCCACGACTGCGCGCACTCTTCGCGTTCATGCAGCGAAAGCTCTAAACCGCTCCAGGACCCGTGCCCTGGCAAGGAGCGCAGTACCGATGGCCTAGCGGCAGACCGCCGTTTTCGCGACGAGAGTAACGGCATTATACTAGAAACCGGCGCCGACCCCGATGGAAGCCTCAGGATTGCAGGGCTAACATGGAAGCAGTTCGACGTAGCCATGGAAGCGATCCGCAGTAATGCGCATAAGCAAGGAGTTGACGAAGGGTTCGAGGCGATAGAGGCAGCCAAACGCCTACGTCAATCTAAGCTCCCCGTTAATGAATGGAATTAACCGGGGCACTATCTACGTTGCCGTAGGGACTGAACATCTGTATCCTAGAACACTACTCAAAATTTGGGAGCGAACATTGGCAAGGATAAAACGCATCTTCCTGGACCTCGACGATGTCCTCAATGAGTTCACGATGGAGGCCCTGCGCCACGTCACTGGGCTACAAAACTTCACCTTTAACCCCGAGTGGGGCTACGACATAGTCCGTGCCGCGAACTCCATTTCCAAAGGCATGGGTTGCGGCGCTCCATTCACTCACGCATCGTTTTGGGGTTTGCTAGAGCGCGACTTCTGGGCGAACGTCGGGCTGTCGGAGTGGTGCCACGAACTTATCGGCATCTGCACTGACGCGGTCGGCCGGAGTAACGTGTGCATCCTGTCGGCGCCGACGACCGACCCAGACTGCCTGGCCGGCAAGCTGGAGTGGGTACAGCGAGAGATGCCTACGTGGCTGCACCACCAGTTTTTATTCGGTTCGTGCAAGAGGTTTTGCGCGTATCCTGGGTCGCTTTTGATCGACGACAGCGACGCGAACATAGACGCGTTCAGAAAGGGTGGCGGCGCTGCGATACTGTTCCCGCGGCCGTGGAACACGCAGCACGGAGCGGACGTAAGGAAGTGGATCAACTGGCAGAAGCTACTGCTTGGCGAAAACCGGCCATGAGGAACTGCAAGATCTGCGGCCAAATCTTGGACGAGTACACAGTCCCGGGCGGCACGGCCACGGCATGTCCGCTCTGGCTAATGCACCCGCAATTGGAGACCGGCAATGGCGACAATAAAAGAGCACCGCGCATGGAAGAGGGCGAACCCAGGCTGGCCGCTGACTGTCCACCCCTGCGGCCAGTGGGTTAAGACTGTCTGCGGAAAGGAAACCTACTTGGGTTCGCTAGATGATAGGGACGGAGCCCTGAGAAAATGGAACGCGATACGGACGTGTCGCGGCGTCAGGCCGAAGCTGCCTGCTGCGCCAAAGAAAGAGAAGAAGGAGAAGAAGAAGTATGAGAGGAAAGTGCGTAATGCTTTCACTGTGGCGCGCTTGTTCGAGCGGCACCGCGCGGACCTGAACAGTCGCGTCAAGGCCGGCCGCTTAGCCAAGGCCACCATCAACGACTACGTTAGGCTTCCGGGCATTGCAGCCAGCGCCGGAGTAGATAAGCTGGGCGCTGACGACATGAACCCGACTGAGTTCGCGAAGATTATGCACGTTATCGAGTCGTCCGGGAAGGGCCTCAGAACGCAGAAAAATTTAATCACGTCGATGAAGACGGTATTTAATTGGGGCGCAGACATGGAGTTCTGCCGCCGCGTGAACTTTGGACCAAGAATGAAGGCGCCATCCATGCTGTCAATCGAGAAGGAACGCGAAGACAGAGGTGTAGTCAGGTTCATTGAGCGCGAGACCATCCTGGCGGCGCTGGACATCTGCCGTCCGGAAATGAAGATAGCGATCCTTCTTGGCGTTAATTGCGCATTTTATCCATCTGATACCATCAAGATAGGCAGGGGGAACTTCCACACCGAGGGACCGATAGCCTACCATGACTTCCGCCGAGTGAAGACGCTCCAGAAGCGCAAGGCCGTGCTGTGGCCTGAGACAATCTATGCAGTCGAGCGATGGTGGCATCTCTTCAAGCCAGCGAAGTTCACTCGGCGGACTCCAGCGTTGCTGGCCAGTGGGTTCGTCCAGGTACTCAAGAAGCTTGGCATCGACCCAGGCCCGGGGGTCGGGATCGGTTCGCTCAGGCACACGTATGCCTCGGTCGTGGATTCCGTACCGGACCAGGCGATGATTGACCTTACGATGGGCCATACCAGCAGGGTCCTACAGAAGCGAGTGTATGCAACCGTCAACCTCGACGAACTGGAGAGGTTGCAAGTTCTGTCTGACAAAGTCCATGACTGGCTGTATAATGACTGAATGTACATGTATTGATGGAGACAGTGGCGAGTACAACGATTTCCACCACGTCTCAATGGAGACGGCGCGGGAAAATCGACGCAGAGTATACTGCTGCGAGTGCGGCTTGGACATCGCACCCGGCGATCAGTACGAGCTTGCCACCGGGAAGACCCACGGCGATCCAGACATTTGGACCGCCAAGACCTGCTGTTCGTGCGCCCGCGTCAGAGACAGCGTGATGTGCGGGTTTACATACGGAATGTTATGGGCATCGATTCACGGGGCGATCTGCGGTCGCCGGGGCGATCCCGATTACTTCTGCGTCTGCCCAGACCATCTAGGTGGCAGATAGCGAAGCGGCTCGCTGCATTTAATGGCAGATTACTGTCCACAGGCGCCTCACCTGAGCGATCCTAGCCAGTTCGCCGATGGATTTACCTTGAATGCCCCGAAGCCCCGGAAGGGCCATCTACTCGCCGAAGATGGCGGCGGCCACACCGCAGGCCGTTAGAACTATCACAGACCATGCTGCCCGAAGCCCAATTAACATCACGCGCCTACTGTTCTTTAGGTTCGCGACTTCCCCCATCAACCCCGGGCTCTCGTCCTTGTTGCCGGGCACTCCGTAAACGTCAGTCCGTAGGACCTGGACAGCGCCGTCGCACGCCCCGAACCTGGCTATGTGCTCGCGCACCTCGCAATGGTAGCTGTGTAGCTCGCCCCGTAACGCGTCGATCTTCTTTTCTGCGTCCGTCATCGTACTTCCTCGTCGACCCCTCTCCCGAAGTTCCACTCCAGGAAGCTGCGGTACACCTTCGCGTATGATATTCCCCACTCGGCGCCATGATCGACAGCCAGCGTCTCGGCTCCGAACCATGTCATTGCGTGCGCCCATTCGTGAATTAGCGCCTCCATCCTCAGTTCGAGGCACTGCCTCTTCTCGATCTGTATCAGGAATTTCCCGCGGATCAGTTCGCAGTTAGCTAGGTCCGCGCTCTCCCTGTAGTGGAGCTTCGGGATTTCCAGACATCGCACTGACACCGGCCGTGACGGTGGCCACTTGCGCTTCAGCCACGACAGCATCATCCGGTATCTGGTAGAGTTCTTGAGCCTAGCCATTGTTACTCCAAAAATGCCCGCCGGGCAGGGAGGTTTTGCATCCTAGGATGTCCCCCTCTATTAAGCCAGGCAGGCGAATCCCTATTATGCCGTAGGGTAGCAGCATCCTTCTATCTTCATTGCACGATTACTTCGCCATTGCTCGTGGTGCATCGGTGACGATCGAGGCATCGCGTTCGCGGACTGCATCGGAGAGCTTGGCGGCAATCAATGCGCGCCCGCTCTCGGAGCGGAGGGAGGCCGTTAACAGGTTGTCGAAGACCTTCTCAAACTCAACAAGGACGCCGGCCTCCCCGCCCACGAATGTTTCGGCAAGCTCCTTGATCTTATGTGACATGCCACTATAGTCGCCGACGCTGTAGTCAATCAGAAATTCCGGCGTCTTCTTTAGGCCGAGCCCAGACAGGGACGCGGCGAGTCGTGCGGCGCCCCGCCGGCGCTCTTCAACGGCCGTGTCTTTCTTGAATAGCCAGGCTACGGCGACGTATCCGGCGGCAAGAGCAACAATAGCAAACAGAATTACTTCCAGGAAAGTCATGGCAAAACCTCTTTGTTGTAGTTGGTGATGTTAACTTCAAGTGGTGCAGTACGACTAGCCCGCCGCTATCAGCCAGTCTTTGGCCAAGAGATCGGTCTGGCTGGCCAGCCACGGGACGAGATCTCCTTGCGCAGTTTTGATGTAGATGTAGGGCAGTGTCATCTTGCTGTGTTCGTCCGGGACCTGCAACGTGAGGCACTGATCCGGGCCGTTCCATCCTTTTCGCGAAACGGAATCCCCGTCCTTCAGGGCGTCGAGTGCTTCTCCGAAATTAAACATGGTGAGTTCTCTCTTTTGTAGCGACTGGTGACAGGAACTTCAGACTACCTTTCGGAGTAGTACAGCTTCTTCCATTGGGAAACGACACCGAGGCCAGCGCCGACTGCACCGCACAGAACGCACAGCCCAGCGATCAGCCACCCCGACCGACGCGGTTCAGGCTCAGGCTCGGGTTGGACAGGCTCCGGAATGACAACGTCAACGTCGACAATCGGCACGGGCGTCGGGCACGTATCGCAGTTATTCATGTTGCGCTCCATCCGTTGCCGCCACGGCAGTATCGGCCGGTTGAAGATCGGGAACAGCCTCCCGTCGAAGATCGGCCGGCGCAGAATTTGCCACCCAGCCATGTTCGACGCGACTGCAATGTCATAGCTCAAGCCTCTGGCCGTGGTCGGGATATTATTGCCGGATGACTCGTAAACAACGAAGCCCCCTGGCTTCTGGACCCTTACGGTCGGCAGGCTTCTGATACTCTTCTTGTACCGTGACTTGTACGCGTCGCTGGTATTGTCAATCCTATGGAAATGTACGCTAGCCTTCAGTTCATTCAATGTGCTATCACTATCGAACCAGGCAAGCAGGTTGACGTAGCGCTTGTCGCCTGGGTCCCCGACAACGGACACGAACCACTTCCCCTCGTCGGCAGGGAGGTTCAGCACGCGCTCATTCGTAGCGGGCTCGGCAGCGCAAATTACGGCGCCGAGCGCAAGCATCGCGGTGTAGATAATCCCAACAAGGATCACAAGCAGTAGTCTTTTCATCTTCTTCCCTCGTGTTAGTGCGGCAGCGGTGCCAGCGGTGAGTACATGGGCGTAACGGCCCATCCGTAACTGCGCCTCCACTCGGCGACTAATTCGTCTCGTGGAATCCAGACAAACCTGGACGTACTATTGTTGTCGAGTACCGCGGCCCACTTAGCATCGAGATGCACAAGAGTTATCATGTGCGCTCCGTCATTGACGGTGATGCCACAGCCGCGCCTAGTACGACATGCCCATTCAAGAAATCTTACGTCTCCCTTCGTTGTGTACGCGTAGCGTATACCCCTGCTGTCCAGCTTCACGGCTACCGATCTTGCGAACTCTCCGCCGTGGAAGTTCCTTCGCCAATCCTTGGCCAGCCTCTCCTTGCCCTGCCACCTTAGCAATGTGATTAGCGACGCGTGAACGCACGACCCCTCACTGGAGTAGTTCGACTCACGCATCGCAATCGGTATATTTACCTCTGGTCGCTCGACGATCTTCGTGCCGTAGTCACGCCTCTCGGCGCAGCCGACCATAAAAATGAATGAGAGCACGCAAAATAGCAAGACAAAGAAGCCAAGCGAATGGAGATTGGTTTCCACACTGCCTCGCCCGTCGTAGTATTCGCGTCTATTCCATCTCATCACTTTAATCTCCTGGGTGGACACACAATCCCGAGTCTCCGCAGGGTGCGCATAAGATGGTTGGGATTCCATCGAGACGCGTTCGCAGTATTAAACACTCCGACATGCGACAACTGCTCGGCAACGAACTCGGAACAAAAGAAGGTTGCCAGATCCTCACCCCGGAGAGCACCATAACAGGCGGCCCAAAGCTTTCCTCCAGCGCGCAGCGCCCCGGCGGCGTCATAGTCTCTGCCAAGGCTGTTCTTAGTGCTCTCTTCGAGTCTACCATACTCGTGTCCGTATAATGGTCGGTGTAGTTTGTAAAGCCAGGCTCTTCCGTCGTACTTTTCGACGCCTTGGTAGGGGGATTGATGTCGTACTCCGAATCCAGAGGCGCTGTCAAACAGCCTGAGGTTACAGTCGCTTTCGTGGTAGGAGAAGATTCCAACATGCGACAAACTCCACCGCGGGATACCGAACGAAAGCAGGTTCACTGCATCGCTCACCAGCGAGCCACCGGAAAACCCAATGACATCGCCGGGCTCAATTGATTGCAGGACTTTGAGATCCATAATTCCCTTCCATTCACAACATTATATCACGCCGCTAAAAACCATTCTTCTTTTCCTTCGCGGCCTCCACCCACCAGAGGGACATGCGGCTCTGTAGCTTGGCCGAAAACTCCTTAGCTACCCGGAACCGCTCCCGCTGGCCAGTGTTGAGGTACTCGTGCCCGAACTTCCAGCGGTCATACTCATTCAAGCTATCGGAGACCGGGTCAGGACCGCCCTGGTGCTTCCAGAACTTTTCTCCGCCCTTGTATGCACCATGCTTTTCGAGGAACTTTGTGCGCCAATCGAAGAACGCCTCCTTGTCGTCATTGATTGCTGCGTCACGCCCTGGCTTGTACTCTGAGATGTATCCGACGCCTGGTTTAGCCTTGCCCTCCTGCTTGAGGAAGTCATCGCGTAGTGAATACATCTCACTCAACGCGGCGGCCCCGGGGTCGACAACACCAACTGCGAATCTCTTCAGGTAGTGGTTACGCCACCGCTGACCATTGCCCGTTACCGCTCCCTTGAGTTGCCTCAGTTCGTCGCTCAATCCGTAGATGTTAGCTGCCGCTTCGCCGCGATCAACCTGGCGCGGATTGAACGGGTCGGGGAAGTAGGACTTGCCGCCAACGACCTCGGCGACGGCCTTGTAATCTGGCCTAAGCAACGAGATGAACTTCTCCAGCGGAGCCGTAAGTACCTCTTTGCCTATGTCACTCCAGTCTATCTTTCCGTCGATAGCACGCGGCAGCAAGGATGCGGCCTCGTTGACTCCGAACCACGACAGAAGTTCCCCGAACGACCCGACGTTCCTGAAGACGTTGAGTGTTCCGTCAGAGTTCGGGCCGATCAGTATATGCGACCCGTTCCTGTCGTAGTCGCCCAGCTTCTCTTCGTCATCCTCGCCCCAGATCATCGGGTACATGAGGTTGTTCCATACCCATAGCGCGCCATTCATTTGGGCAATCCTGAAGACCGCTATCTTCGCCAAGACTGCACCCGTCGCCGTCCTACCCTTGCCGGACTTGAATGCGTTGTGTAGGATCTTCGGGTATCTCGTGGCGTTGATCTCGCAGAACGACCAGAAGTACAGTAGGTGATCGCGCAGCCAGTTACCCATCATCGACAGGTTGCTGTAGTCGCCAAGCAAGTTGCGCGCCATGTGGGCGGCGGCGGCCTCGTCCCCTAGTTCTTCTTGAATAATCTTGACGGTCGACTCCATCGCCGCCCCGTAATGCGAAAGCTTTCCAGACTTCAGTTGTTCGAGATACCGGAGGTACGCAGTGTACCGCAGTATGTTTTCTCTGCCTTCGGTTGCTCCGCGTGCAACGCGAGTGTAAGTCTTGAGCGGATTCTTGCTGAGATATTTTCCGAAGCCTGGCTTCGTGATATCTATTGCCCCAACATCCCCCATCTCGGCTGCTATCTGACCGGAGCCTATCACTCCGTAGCGCTCTGCGTTAAGAGAGTCCTTCGACTGCGGCTTCGACAAGTTTTGGAGATCCAGCACTTCCTTGAGCGCCCTGCCCATGTGCTTTACCATCCCGAAGTCGGTAGCAAGAACTGGGTCCAGGTCGCCGACGAAGTTGCGAAGCTGGTGGCCAGTGAAGTTCTTCGGGCCAATGAGCATGAACGCCTTCCAGGAATTCCGCATGGCCTTCGACACTTCTTCTACGAAATCAGGCTCCTTGATTTGCCCGTCGTGCTTGATCTGATTCACTATCTCAGTCGGCATCACAAGGATCTCTGCGCCAGTGCCGCCGACAGCCAGGTCGACCTCTTCGTCGGTCATGTTCAGGTCCTCTTGGACAGCCTGGCTGTACTGCTCCTGAATCGACGACGTGAGGCCGGCCTTCATGTTGCCGAAAAGTTTCCGTCTGCTCGTTACGGTGTGCCCGTTCTCCCTTGCGACCGAACCGAGTGATCGCTCTTCGCTCTCGGCCTGCTTTGTGAACTCGTCCGTCTTGCTATACTTCTCAAGCGCGTTGTTGTAATCCTTCTTGATAAGCTTCTCGTATGCGCTGGCCATCCACGCTAGCTCTGGCGCTATGTAGCTCGTGTTGTAATCGAACTCTGCGTCCAGGCTGATAGGCCCTGTGATTCTTTTCCGCATCCAACCGGCGGCGCCCGTCTGCCGCTCCTGGCCGATGCGCATGGCGTTACGATACAGCAGAACTTCCTGGTGGACATACGACTCGACATCGTCAAGCATCGCTGGGTTCATACCAAGCTCCTCAACAAGCCGCAGCACGAGATCACCAACCATCTTGCCGCGCCGGTCCAGCGCTGCCTTCACCTTCGGAGTAGCCTCAACCAAAGTGCGAAGCTGCCGCTCGTACTTAGCCGCGGCCTCTCGCGACTTCACGCGATGCCGAAGCGGCTCCGGTTTGGAGACGAGCCCAATTCGCTCGCCAGTCTTCTTGTCGACTCCCTCGCCGACCATATCCAGCGAACGAATCTGATTCTTTGTGACAAGATATCTTTCAAGCAAGTCGACCTGGGTTGGCCCCAGTTCCTCGTTCTCCTTTGCGATAACAGAGGACACCTGCCGAGCCGCCCACGAGCGAGCCGCAATAGGCGCTTCACGCAGCAACCTAAAAGACTCCTGGGCAGACTTCCACTTCGCACCGAAATTCGGGATGTACTTGTTTGCACGAACCGTGGCCTGACCAAGAAGGCTCAACCTATTGCTTATCCTCTTCCAGAACTTATCGCCCTTCTCGCTGACATTCGACTTGACGTAGGCGGCCTCGTGCTCTGGGTCGGGCGACTTCATCGCCTCGACGGCCCGCTCGTGCTCCATGCCGGCCACGGTATCATCGACCACCCTACCGATCGGGACGGCGCCAGATTCCCCGGCCAGAAGGTCGGCGATACCCTGTTGCGTTGTCTTGTCGTCGACCACCGCGGGCTCTACGGCCGCCTCGGTTTTCGCCATCGATGGCGGTGGTTTCTGCTTTTCGTCGGCCTTTCGTGCTTGTTTTGCAGCAGCAACCTTCTCAACTCTCGCATCGATGGCGGCAGTCTCGTCGGGAATATCGGCAATGCCTTCAACAAGCTCAGCCGGCTGATCCGGGATCGCGACCTCTTCTCCTGCGCTAACGTCCTTCTCGACGGACACCTGGATCTCGTCGATCGCGCGGTACGAATCAGCGAGCGCCTTGGTGTACTCCAACCTCTGCTTGGCATGCACACCCTCTTCAGCGGGGAGTCCTAGCTCCTTCCACTTCTTCCTGGACGGCGCCCTGTTCTTGTCTGCGAACTCAATGATCTCGGCGCGCGCTTTGGCGGCCTGCACGTCCCCAGCGATGCGTGCTCCGCCCCCAAGCATGGTGATGGGAAGCAACGGAAGGGCTGACTCGCGAGCGCCCGCAAGAGCCTCCCGTGGGACCTCAGCCAGACTGCGCCCGCTGGTCTGCCCAGAGACTACGCCGCCGGCCAGACTACCGACAGCTTCGCCGCCTGCCTGAACAAACTCTTCCCCGACCTCGCCCAGGTACTCGGCCGCGGCACTGCCGGCCGTGCCGGCGATCTTCTTTTTGAGACCCTTGGCGCCAAGCTTAGCGGCAGCACTACCGATAACTTCTTTCCCAACGCCGCCGAGACCGCTTCGTCCCACGCCGGGAACTGGAACGGCCGCCTCGACTGCGCCGCCGAACGCCGACGTTAGACTCGAAATGGTGTTGGCCGCGGTAGGGTCGACTCCCTCCGATATGAGCCTCCCGCGCGTCGCCGGGAACATTTGCAGGCCGGCTTGGGTGGCGAGTCCCGCCCCACCACCGATGCTGTACGCAGCTTTGCCGACAAGAATCTGCGGGGCAAGCTTCGCGCCGCCGATCAACGTCTTGAACGCAATGTTGTCTTCTTTTGTTTTCTTCGGGTCGCCGTACTGGTACGCGGCCTCCATGAGATCGCGGTACTTCATCTCTCCGGCGTCGGTGTCGCTACCGCCCAGCACTCTCCCTAGCCCCTTGTGCGCCTCTGCTATCTCGTTGGCGCCTTCCAAGAACGCCTCGGGGATCTCCATCAACTTGTCTCCCCACCGCTGCAGGAAGTTGCTGTTGTTCCAGTCCTCGCGCTTCTTCTTGCCGAGCACCTGCGAGGCCTGCATCACCTTGCTCATAATCCAGGCGCGATCCTCGGTATCCTTGACCTCGCTGGCCACCTGGCGCGCCTTCTCCTTGCGCGACGGGCTGTATGGATTCACGAGAGGCATAACGTACTTACGCATGTACCCCTTGCGCTTCTCTTCCTCATACGCAATATCGCGCTTGTCCTCGGAGATCCGCTGAAGGACGGACTTAGCGCCACGATCTCTCTCTGCTGCATCGTGCCTAGAGGCGAACAACTGCGCCTTTGCGTATGGAGACAGCGCCGGATCATTTTCCGCCATAGTATTGCTCCGCGAATTCCAAGAGCTTTATGTAGGCAGGACGCAACTCAGCGGGGACATCTTCGTACTTCGGATACTTATTGTACAGCGAGTCGAACATCGCTAACTGAGCACCTTGCTCCGGCGGAAGCTGTGCCTGCTCAGCAGTTACCTTGACAGGGATCTTCAGCCCGCCGACATCAATCCCCTTTTCCTCAAGCTCGGCGTTCCATGGCTTAGTCTGCGGGGCAGGTGCGCCTCCCATTCCTGGGGCAGCGTGCTGCTCGTCCCATTGCTGCTTGGCGTTTACGCGAGCCGCTTCGTTGCGGGCGTCAACACCACCCATGTCGCCGCCACTCGCAGCTTGCCTCTGGACAGCATCCCGAATCTCGTATTCGGCAATCTGCTTGTCGTACTCAGCCATCATGTCGGAGACCTGCTTGCTTGTCGCTGGGACCTCTCCGCCGCCACTGAAGTCCTTGAACTTAGCCGATACCGCATCTGTCAGCATCTTGCTCCTGGCATCGAATTTCGCCTGCTGTGCATCGTATTGCAGCTTTTCGCTAGCCTTCTCCTGTTCGGCCTCGTAGCCAGCTTTCGTAGTCTTGAATGGTATATACCTAGGCCCGCTTGAACTAGGGACCCACGTTTCCCCGTCCACAACTTTGATCTGTTCTTCCAGTGACGGCGGCGCGTCCGGGTCGGCCGGTTGGGCAGTAGCCTGGTAACCGTCCAGCCTGGCGTTGATTTTTCCGATCTCGGCCTCGCCCTGCTCCGGACTGATCCTTCTTTCTTCTACTGCATCCTGGATGGCCTGACGCTCCATGTTGTCCTTAGCCATCCTGCGCTTTACGTCCGGGCTGAATCCCCACTTAAACTTTTGGGCGTCAGCCTTGGCCTGCTCTTGCATCCTCTTGACTTCACGATCATACTCCTGATCTTTCATCTCCTTGTCCATACCCTGCTGTATGGCAACCTTCTTCATCGCGTCGTCGGCCGACTGCTTCTGCATGTCAGCGTCGGCGTCGATCTGACGCATCTGATTATCGCGAGTGGCTTGCAACTCCGCGGCCTGGGCCGCGAACCTGTCACGCGATGCGCCTATGCTACTACGGCCAATGCGGCCACCACCGCCCCCGCCCCCGCCACCCCCGCCCTGAATGCCGATCTGCTGGGTTACTCCGGGCACATTGGCTTGCGCGCCGCCGGCTGCTGCCGCCAGCATTAGTAAGCCGGAGATGTCCCCGCCGCCGGTGTCGTGTTTAACTGTAATTGGCATTATGCTTACCCAGTCCTCATTCCAGAGAGAGCGCTCATTATGTCGCCACCGCCGCCGCCCACACCAGCCGACCCAAGCGCCTGAACCAGCGCCATAATCATGTCGGACTTCGGATACTCGTCAGTCCGGCGCTCCATGATTCCGAGCTTCCTGCCCTGGAGAGCGTCCGCCGACCTATCGAGCGCGGCCTGCTTCTCGCGCTCGATGCCAGCCCCCATCGTTGGAGCGACGGTGGTATTCGACATACCAAGGCTGGCCAAGCGCTGCATCATGTCGCTCTGCTGTCCGGACGCGTCGCTGCGAATGTCCGCCGCCCGCTGGCCGCTGGTCTGGTCAGTGATGCCGAGCATCTGCTGGTATCTTGCTTCATTGGCAGTCTTCGCTTCCCCGTAGGCTTGGTTATATTGCCCGACCATACTGGAGAGGCCAGTGGCGGCC